TATTTTATGTTTTGTTAAAGTCTTTTTTTCTTTTTTATCAATCATGTAATTAATTCCCCATACTTTTAATTATAGCTAGTTCTTCTCTAGCTTCATTAGCCATTTCTTGTTTTTCAATAGAAGTATCTGCTCTAAGTTCTGCTAATTCTTCCGCTTGATCCATTTTTTCTGATTGTAAGCTTTGATTCATCATAGATTTCATTTTATCTAAATTTAATCTATCTTCAGCGTCTTTTTTCTTCTGTTCGTTGTCTTGGGCTCTAATATCTAACTCTCTTGCTCTTAATTGTGCAATAGGATCATTACCAAAGTCTCCAGTAATTTGTTTTTCTTCCTTCATGTAGTCTTCTGTCATGTCAGCAATTAAAATAGCTTTTCTTGCTTCAATTTTTTGTTGTAAGGGTGCTATCTGTTGTTGAATTTGTGGGTTCTGTTGAGCCATTTGTTGCATTTTTGCAATTTCTTGTAATTCTTCTCTAAATTCTAATTCAATTTGTTCTTGACCCATTAAACTTATGTGTTCCATACAGTTCTTTTGTACTGCCGCACTAATCATAGGTGCATTTCTAGCTAAATTAGTTGCTAGGAAATTTAAATGAGCTGTCATGTGCGCTCTGTGATCCTGCCCTGGAAAAGCTTGGAACGGTTTTGAACCCATTGCTGCAATATGTTCTAATGCGGGATCTAATGGTGCTGGTTGTTCTGGTTTTTTTAAAATTAAATCAATATCCTTAACTCCTAAAGCTTCATACATGTTTCTATATACTTCATATTGATTATGTATTCCTGGATTAGAAGCTGCTAACTGCATTTCTGTTTGAGCTAGAGATATTCTTTGAGTCTGACTAAATATATTTGGATCTGCAACAGGAATAATATCTACTCTGTCATCAAAATCCATTTGTTTAATTTGATTCTGTCCACCAATAACATCGTAGGGATATTCTGGTGGTAAATAAGTTTTAAATACTCTTGCAAGTATTCCAAACTCTTTTTTCATGGCAGCATACATTCTTTTATGAATAGCTGACATAACTCTAGACCCTCTTTCCAACATAGCTACTGTCGTGCCCACTGCTGCTTGTTGATTCCCGTCTCCTACTTGCAGATCGGCAATCGATGCAAATCGTTGCCCTGCAGATACCACGACACCCATAAGTGATAATAAAGTTTGTGAAGGTTCTTTAAACGGTAAAGTCATAAATGCATCTTTTAAGTTTCCACCAGGTGCATCAACATCTCTAAATTCTCCAGGTTGAATTGATTGAGCCTCGTCTCTCATTTTAATACCACGCATTTTAAATCCTGCGGGTAAATTAGACAAGGTTCCAGCGTCGAGTAATTGTCTTAGAGCAGCTGTTGCTGTTCTTGATAGTCCACCAATCATGTGTGTTAAACCAAAACCATAAAAACCTAGCCCTGGTAAAAATTTAAAGTGAACAAAATAATTTATTTTCTTTTTCATCATATCTTGTTGCTCGTAATTTCTTCTAATAGATAATACTTTTCTTGAACCTTCTTCTAGGGTTACAATGTATGGCAGTTTAATTCCTGTAGGTATCTCATCCTCACCTAAATCTTCAAAACCTTTTAAATCTAAATCAACATGGCATTCTAAAAGAGTAAACATTTTTTCATCTCTACCTCTAGATGTGCCTTCTAATTCTCTTTCAATTTTTTCTGATTGAGATTCTTCCATGTAAGATGGGTTAACTTCTATGTCTCTGTAAAATCCACCTACTTGTTGTTTTCTTAAATCGTTTTCTGTCATACGAACTCTGTGAATTATAGACTCGCAATCGTCTAATGATGTTGCAGTGTATGGTACAACAATATCTTCTGCAGGCACAAATTTTGATACTGCTCTTTGCATAATTTCATCGTAATAAACTTTTTTAAATGCAGATCCTGCAAGTGGTAAATAAAATAACATTTGATCAAACTCAGGTTCATACTCAGGCATTTGATCCATGATTTGATAATTCATAAAATTTTTTACTCTTTGAGATTGAGCTTCTCTTTCAGGTGTAGGCATTCCCATAATTTGAGTTCTAACAGGTCCTGCTGCTGGTAATAATTCTTTGTAAGCTAGTGCTTGAAATTGTGTGACAGCTTCAGCTAGTACAGGGTGAGTTACACCACTAGCTCCTTTAAAAGGTTCTGTTCTATCATCGTAGTTAAAACCTAAAAGTTCTAAACCTTGTGTGTAAGTTTTTTCCCAATCTTTTCTTGATGATTTATAGTCTTGGTAATTTGATGACAGATCGCTTCCAATTGGATCTAATACATCGTCTGGTAAATATTCTGCAAGGTTTGAGAAATGATTTTCTGCACCTTCAATGTTAACTGCTGATGGATCAAAATCTATGTCAACACTACCGTCTTCGTTTTCTTGAACTTCAACTGGACCCTTACTATCAGGTACACCTGTCTCCTGTTCAAACTCTACTTGTAGTTCTTCTTCACTAGGAATGTTAACTTCTTTTCTTACCTGGTTTGGTAAGGTTTTGTCTATTGCCATTTAATTTCTCCGATGTTGTTACAGTCTTAACAGTATTATATTGAATATTCAAGCCCTGTGGGTTAGGTCCTTTTTTTGGTGGTGGTCCAGATTTTTTTCCCAATGCCATTATAATTTTAATATATTAGCTATCCCGCCACTCGCCATTCGTACCCTACCACCTTTTTTAAGTTCTTTTCTAAACTCTGCTGCAATTAAAGATGCGGCTGATTCTTCTGACATATCTCCAACAAAAATTTCTCTTACACGTTCTTCAAATTCTTTTGTTCGTTCTGGACTATAGTTTTTTGTATATTGATCAGTTACACTAGACATTACTTCTTGCCACCCGCTCCTAGTGGCTTGTCTACACGACCACCTTTATTCATTTCTTTAGGTGCAAGAACTTCGTTCATAAAAAAATCAAATTCTTTTTTACTCATATCTTCATCTTTATACATCTCCATTACCAAAGATTTAATCATCTTATTTTTAGAAGCATCGTCTAGTTTTGCCTTATCGTCTGCACCATCGTTTATAAGTGCGTTAAGCACTGATCTGTTTTTAGATTCTTTTGGTTCAGCGATAGCTTTAATTTTTTTAAAAGGATTGTTGGTTTCTATTACAGTTGTTCGTTCTATAAGGTCGCCTTGATCAGTGTCTTTAACATCGTCATTTAATTTTTTCTTGGCTATCATAGCCTTTATTTTATCTATCATGTTTGCCTTTAGTAGTAATTTTTTGTTGTTTTAATAATCTTTTCATCTTTATAATCTTCTGGGTGAGATAATAATCCACCTTGTCTAAAACGCATAACAGCTTGAGTCATACTATCAACTAAGTCATCATGATCGCCATAAGGGAATGCTGCGCACTCCTCAATGACCTCTTCCGCAAACTTTCGCTCCGGTGCCCATATCATACCACTTTCAAACAAAGGTGCAACAGAATTAACTCTAGTGTGTTTATCATTACCTCTCGATGGTGTGTAGTTGACAACGGGTATTCCCATAGCTCTAAGTTCATACGTCAGTGGTAGTCCACTAGCTTTCGCCTCAACCAACACAGTCTCTGGCTGCCAGTAATCATATTGCTCTTTAGCAACACGACGAAGTTCTGGAAACTCGTATCTACCTTTTAGTGAATCTAGTAATATTAAATTAGAAGGACTGTCCTCATTCTCTCGAAACACGCCCCACGTTGTGATAGCCGAGTAATCGGCTGTCTCCTTTTTCATAAACGCTGTGTCATAGGATTGTATGATATGCTCTAGTTGTGGCATGTCATCTTTCTCCCAAACTTTCCACCACTCACGTTTAATGATAGCACCTTCTTCAGACGTTGGGTTTTGCATCCATTGTGCGTTCCACTTAGGAATTGATAGCGATGCTTTAACCGCTTCTAGTTCTTCAAGTTTCCAATAACCTGGCCAAACGGGTTTACCTGTAGGCATGATAGCTGGAAACTCAACTAGTTCCCATTGATCTGATTTTAATTCTTTTTGGTGTTTTAATAATTGCCCTGTTAAATCTTTAGTATTCCATCTAGTCATTACTACAACTATTGCTCCACCGGGTTGTAACCTTTGACGAGGTCCTGATGTATACCATTCATAAGCCCGTTCAAGAGCTGTTAGGTTCATTGCGTCTTGCTCTGAGTGTGGATCATCTATTACAAGTAAATCTGCACCACGACCTGTTATTGCTCCACCAACACCAGATGCAAAATACTCACCACCTTGTGCTGTCTCCCACCTCCCTGCAGCTTGCGAGTCTTCTCTTAATCTTGTCTCAAAAACTTCTTTGTACTCAGGACTATCCATTAGTGTTTTAGCTTTACGCCCGAATCTGATTGCTAGTTCTCCGGTGTGGGTTGTCTGGATTATCTTAAGTTTAGGCCTACGCCCAATCATCCAAGCGGGCAGCAAGGAGCTAGCGAACTCAGACTTTGTATGTCTGGGTGGCATATTGACAATAAGTCGTTTGATTTTGCCTTCTGCTATTTGATTAAATTTTTTTGCAATAATTTTGTGGTGATCGCCTTCAATGAAATCTGGCCAGATGTGTTTGGTAAAAGATAAAAAGTCCTCTCTTATTTTCAATATCTTCTTCTTTTCATCAAGTTTTAAATACATCTTCATGTAGTCCTTCTTGATGTCAGGTGGCAGCTTCTTAATCTTCTCTAAGTCTATTTCCATATATTTTTTTTGCAAAATTTTTTTAAGGTGTTTTTGTAACCCGTTTGGTTTTTATAGGCTATGGCAATCGAGATCAAGCATTAATGACAACAGTTCGAGGTACTTTTTTTTATATATAAATTAATAATTATAATAAAATGCAAAAAAGCAAACGGTTGTGGTACCTCTATGGAATTCTACCAGGAGTTGCATCTCGTTGCGAGTGGCGAGTAGCAAGATATTTATCTAGTAATTATTACTAACGATAACTGTGCGATACCATTAGTAATTCCGATAATCATTACTTATCGGAAATCTACCTTATAACAATTCTAAAGTGCCTCGAGCTTACCAATACAATTTGCTAGACCTTCGCACCTCGCCTCTAGTTTCATGCCACGAGTGGCGAGGATCTCGATTTGGTTGCCTTCATAAAGTTTAAGACTTTGGTCAAGAAGTTGCATTGCAAGGATAAAAGTATTTTGAGGATGCTTGATATGGAAAGCCAATTGATGAGGTGAAAAGGATAGTTTATTATTGCTACGTTTTGTAACTTTTAATTCCACTGTAAAAAAAGTGTTGTTTTTGTTTACTGCGAGTAGGTCTGGAGTTCCTAATGATGCAGTATTCTCTAATCTTGTCCACCTTATATTGGGTGAATTCTTCTTTAAATACTTCCATAATTGGGCTTCATTTTGGACCATTTTTTGCCGTAATTGATGCTTTATTTATAGGGGTTTTTATACCCTATTTAATTCAATAAATCTTTAATTATATGCTTGTTTATACTATGGGATATTGTATTATTATCC